TGATTGCCAGAAGTGTGGACTTACTTGACGAAATGAAGGGCATTGTTAGAGATCAGGGCAGCATTGCTGCCTATGGGAGGGGTAAAGATGATCGCGTTATTGCTTCAGCCTTGGCCTGTGCAGCCTTTGCAGAACAAGTCCAGCCAAGACTTATCGCCAACAGAGTCACCCGACAGCAGAAAGAAGCGCAAGACGCAGCAGGCGACTCAGCCGAAGTTGCTCAAGTCCAGCGACAGGTCGGGAATTATCTCAAGGCACTGGGTTTCTAACCATGGATTCGGTGCTCACCAAAGAAGAGATTATTAGGCGCATCTCAGCCATGCGTCTAAACCGCAAGCGTGGCTTCTCCATGAAGATGTTTGCCGAGTTCGCCCTGATGGACTACCGGCACATGGAGGCGGTCGTAAGGGACGGCAAAGATACCTTTACGGAATTTAGCCAGCGCAAGCTATCCAAAGCCTTGCTAGCCCTAGAGAAGGGCGAAGCAGGGCCGCGTATAGACATCTTGGGGCGCAAATTCATTGGATTTCACCCTAAACCCAAGCCCGTTATGAAACGCTCTCTGGGCATCGAAAGAACGAGTGAAGGGTTCAAGATGAAGTTAGGACTTACTAACAAATATGACTTTTCTCAACCAAGACTTGATGACTTAGATAAAAAAAGGGGCTAGTATGGGCGTACTTAACGATTACAAGTGTCCAGCACACGGATATTTTGAGTCTAAAGAGCCAGTGTGTCCTCACGGATGCACGGATGTTCAGGTGGTTTTCTTGCAGCCTGTTGGGATGATCGGTGATCGCACCAAGGGCAGTGACAAAACCTTAAACCAACTGGCATTGGATTTTAAGATGGGCGATATTAAGTCGGTGAAGGAAGGCGAGGCTCAACCACCGCGTTTTGCCAAGGAAACGCCTCAGAACCCATTTGCTCCTCGCTGGGGCAACGCTGGAGACTTGGGTGGCTTCAACCTACGCTCAGTCGCCGGTGAATCTGTCTCTGGAATCCAGGCGGTTAAGGAAAGTTCAAGACTACAGGGGCCACGCATCGGCAGTTACATTGCCGACCATCAAAACCTGAAGATTGACAAATGAGAATACCTACCGACCCACTACAGCGAGAGATGTTCTACATTGATGTCATGCAGAAATGCATGGTGTCGATTGACGCAAGGCGTACCGAGTACGACTCCCTGCGTGCCTACTACCTCTTTGGTGCTGGCCCAGAGCAGGCTCCCGCCCAGTACAACAAAATCTTCCCGCATATCGACCAGCTCTCGGCCTTTATGTACGCGGCAGACTCCACGCGCTTCTCCATCAACATTGGTGCGTCACAACCTGACCACTACCAGCAGATGGTGCCTGCGCTAACCAAGGGTCTGTACGATTACTGGCTCAATTCCAACGCCGATCAGGTGTTTGACCAAGCCCTTAACTGGTCTTTCTGCTACAACACGACATTCGTCAAACCCATTTGGAAGAATGGTATCCACCCCTACATGGTGGAGCCTTCCGTCATGGGTGTGCTGCGCGAGGACGTACCTTATACGGATCGCCAAGAGGCTATGGTGCAGGTCTACTACATGACCAAGAGCGAATTGCTCTCACGCCTCTACAGCCACCCCAGAAGAGATGAATTGTTGCAACGCATCACGTTTTCTGAGCAACAAACTCGCCCAGATGCCCAAGGCATTGACCGAGTAATCACTTCTGCTACCAATCCGACCATTTACGGCAACATCAACCTCAACCTGGCTGGCATTAACCGCTATGTGCCCATGCTGGCTGAGGAAACGGTCAAGATGCGTGAGCTTTGGCTCTACGACGATGAAGTCGGTGACTACATGTGCGTAACCATTGCCGATCCTGACGTTGTGATCTACGACAGACCGGCTGAGAGCATGTTCTTGAAGGGTGAGGTGCCCTTTGTGCAGATTGCACCCAATCCGCAGTATGACTACTACTGGGGGCAGTCAGAGGTTCAAAGATTGATCTTCTTGCAGGACATGAGGAACAAGAGAACCACTCAAATCCTTGAATTGCTCGACAAACAGGTCAATCCTCCCACCGCTTTGATGGGATTTAACGGGATTCTGGACGAGAAAACCTTTGCTTTGCAGCGTGCGGCTGGCCTTCTGGCTACCGATATGCCCAATGCCAAGGTCGAACAGTTCACTCCAGACATCCCAAATGACATCTTTCGTGAGATTGCTGAGATCGACGCTATGTTCGCAGAGGCTTCAGGCATCGTTTCCGTTCTGCAAGGCCGGGGTGAAAGTGGCGTTAGAAGTGCTGGACACGCTTCTCAACTGGCTCGACTCGGCTCATCTCGCGCTAAAAAGCGTGCTCTGGTGGTGGAATCAGCCCTTGAGAAGCTGGCAACCCTCTATCTCAAGATAATGATGGTCTACGATGACACGGTTTACACCGATACACGGGGCCAAAAGTTCATTGCCAAGCAGTTCACAGAAGACTTTACAGTGAAAGTGGATGCTCACTCTAACAGCCCCATCTTCATGGAAGACCAAAGAGAGCTTGCATTTAGCCTCTACCAGGCTGGAACGATCAGCAAAGAGCGTCTTATTGAGATGCTTGACCCCCCGATGCGTCAATTGCTGTTGGAAGACCTCAAGAAACAGGCTACCCAGGTGCAAGAAACCCCTGCATCGCCTGCAATCCCGCAATCTTCAGAGCCTGCGGCACTCGCTGGCCCTGCTCTGCCTCAACAAGGAGCTTAAAATGGCTATGAATCAACCTGAAGGCAACATCCGTAGTGGCGATCAGCCTCGCATGACTGAGAGCCAACTCAAGAGCGAAGACAGGGGCACTGGAAGGATCGGATACACCCGCCAAGCCCAGAGAACCAACATGCCAAAGTCCAGTTATGGGCGATACACGCGTAAATGAGAAGTGGGGAAAATGTTAGCACCTACTTTTTTTTGGTTGACACGATAGTTTTAATGTATTGACAATCCGAACATCATAGGAACAGGACACACTATGGCTGTTTCAAACAAACAAATGATGGACATGCTCAAGAAAGAGCAAGGTATGGCTGCTGAAGACATGCCCACCCCGCCACCTTCTGAGCAAGGTGCCGATACTCCCCCAATGCCTAGCCCCATGAGTACGCCTGAACCCCAGGCTGGAAACATGGAGCAAGCAAGACTTAACGTGATGATGGCCCTCGACATGCTCCAGGCTGCGTTGCAGACCTTTGGGATGCAGTCTGAGGAGGGCATGGCCCTGCAAGATGTGGTCGGCAAGATCACTTCTAAGTTTGGTGAGCGCGAGAGCGACACTCGCCAGCTCATGCCAGCCGAGATTATGAATCTTATTCAAACGCTTCCGCAGGCGGGTGGTGCCACGCCTGAAGCTAGAGCTGTAGCACAGGCACCAGTACCCGGTACGCAACAACCTGTCATGCCTATATAGGAGATTCCAAAGTGGAACTTTTCAAACCTCGCGGTAATCTGGCTCCCCGCCGTCCTACCGACAACACCCAGCAAAATGGTCAGATTGTTAACACTCCCCGCTTTGCCGAATTTGGTGGCCTCACCAATGCAGCCAAAACTGGGCCGAAGAACAAGATGGCTCTCTCCAAACCCGGAGATACCAAGAAGGTAATCTAGACAAAGAAAGGGGCTAACTTATGTCTTTAGAAAATCTTTCAGTAGAAGCGCAAGCGGAATTGGCAGCTTTGGCTAAGTCATTGGCTGAAGACCCAAAGACCCGTAAGCAATTCCTTCAACTGACCAAGCAAGTGCGACCTGATGTACCAATCCCTGAGATTGAGATTGAAGAGCGCACCAATGAAATTCTTGAGCAAGCCAACAAGCGAGTCGAGTCTTTGGAAGCCAAACTGCGCCAGAAAGAGGCCAAAGAAGAGCTTGAGCGTCGCCGTAATGTCTTGATGAAGAAGAACCTGGCTGAGTCGGAAGAAGACATTGCCGCTATTGAGAAGTTAATGGTGGAGAAAGGCATTGCCAACCATGAGACGGCTGCTGAGTATCACACCTGGATGAAGCAGATGTCTGCTCCCACGCCCAGCCAGTTTCCTCAGCCGGTCATGTCACGTTTCAATACGTCTGACTTTATGAAGAATCCTGTTGGCGCAGCGCGGGATGCGGCTCATGCTGCATTGAATGAATTTAGGAAGAATCCCAAGCCAATCGGCCTGTGATTCTATTGGTTTAGGGGCTTTTTTCTAGGAGATCGTTATGCCTATTGGCGGTGGAATAATCCCAGCCACTGGGAGTCAACAATACACGGAACTGACTTACGTCACGCGCCGTGCGTTCATTCCCAAGATGGTTGTGCAGATTTACAACTCTACGCCCCTCATGGCAGCATTGATCGCCAATAGTCAAACCGCCTCTGGCGGTGTGTCGTCGGTGACGGTGCCTGTCCAGGGTTCTCAATTCGTAAACGCCCAGTGGTCGGATTACTCTGGTTCGTTTGCACAACCTTCAGTCCAGCAAGGCGCTTATAACGCCGAGTTTAACCTGAAGCTGCTGGTCAGCCCGGTTCCGTTCCTCGGAATGGAAGGTGCCGTACAGCAAGACTACGCAATCATCCCCCTCATTGAGGCTCGCATGAACGATGCGACCAACGTGATGATGGATGCCATGGCTACGTCGCTCTACAACAACACCAGCAACACTCAGCAGTTTACGGGCCTGCCCATCGCTGTTGACTCGTCTGGCACCTACGGTGGTATTGACCGTAGTAGCTATAGCTGGTGGGCTTCCAAAGAGTACGCCGCTGGCTCAGTTAACCCCACTCGTCAGAATGTGCTCCAGTACATCTCTGGCACTGTGAAGAACTGTGCTGAAGTGCCGACCTTTGGTGTCTGTGGATTCGGTACTTGGACGCTTCTGGCCCAAGATTACGTCGGTCAAGAGCAGTACATGATTACGCCGGGTTCGGGTTTTGACGGTGATGCCAATGGCCCCCAGGCTGC